ATACAAGTGGAGGGGCAGTTACAATAACTCTTCCTGCGTCACCCGCTGTAGGTGCTCAAGTAAATTTTGTAGATTCAAGATACACTTTTGATACTAACGCATTGACTGTCGGAAGAAATAGTTCTAAAATAGCAAATGCAACAGCAGACCTAGTAGTTAATACTGAGGGTGCAGCATTTGGATTGGTTTACTCTGGTTCAAATGTAGGTTGGACATATACGGAGAAATAATATTATGGCAAATTACGAAGCAACTAAATATAATTTTAATGGATCAGACCTTACAGGCATAGAAGGTATTCCAACAGCAACTATTGTTCCATGGTCATCTTCTTCAGTACCAACAGGATTTTTAGAGTGTAATGGTGCAGCAGTTTCAAGATCAACTTATGCAACTCTATTTGGAATTGTAGGTACTACTTACGGTGCAGGCGATGGTTCATCAACTTTTCTTGTACCTAATTTAGCAGATAACGTACCCGTAGGAAAATCTGGTAACAAAGCTTTAGCTTCAACGGGTGGAGCAAATACTGTGTCTGCAACTGGAAACGTTGCAGGTTCAACAGCGAATGCAACTTTATCAACAGCACAACTTGCTTCTCACAGTCATAGCGGAGCTTCTTCACAAAAAACAACCAGTTTTTTTGACCCAAACCCTTACTATAATGCATTTGGTGGTGCTGCTGCAAATACTGGAAACCAAGGTTCAGGTAGTGCTCACTTACATAACATGAGTGCAAACTTTTCAGGTGACGCGACTTCAGTTCTTCAACCTTATTTAGCATTAATTTATATTATAAAAACTTAGGAGAAAAATTATGGCAACAAACGCAAATTGGACAATAGTTTTTGACGACAAAATCATCATTAAACAAACAGGAAATGATCAAGGTCCTTATATTATTGATAATGATTCTTTTTGGGATGATTCTAAATGGTCTAATATTTGGGCTATTCAATATAAAGAAGACGATCACGAATATAATGACACTATAGAACATAGAGATGGAACACCCCATTCTACATGGACTGCAGCTGGATTAGGTGATTTTAATTCTCAGTTTATTTCAAAATGGGAAGCTGCTCACTTAGCTAAATTACAATCTGATTGGGATAATAATAATGGTGACACTTACGACTTAGAAGGTAATTTAACTCACACAGAAACTGAGTCTGAAAAAATTACAAGATTAGGTGCACGACCTACTTCTTATTCTGTTTCATAAGAACTACAAAATAAAGTTGCAGTATATCTTTTTAAATTAGGTACTTTACTTGCGTGTTGTGAGTGCAACCAATCTGACGGAAACATTACAGCTCTATTTTCTTTAAATCCAACATGTATATCTAATTCACCCTCTGAATAAAAAACAGTCCCATTAGTCACTGCTGTAGGACCAGAAATCATTATTAATATATTTGATACTACCCCCATTCCACTATCTATGTGAGGTTTAAAATGATCCAGGTTTCTTTGATCAATCCCTGATTGACTATCATTTATTTTTAAATTTTTTAAATTAAATTTTAATTCAGCTTGTTTTATAAAAAGATTTTTAAGTTCTTTATCTGTACTTAAATAAAATCTATTACCATAATGGTTTTGTTTGTTTTTTTCTACCGCACGGTCAAAAAAACAAGGAGTATAGGCAGCTTTAGTTAAAGTAAAATTTTGAACTAAATGTAATTGATTTTCGTTAAAAAAATTATTAATAATTTTAATCATTATGTAACATCATCCAAGAAGTTAATATATATTTTTTACCGGATAAGGGTGGGTTACCTCTATGGACATATGGAAAAGCTGCGGGCCAAATAACAATTCTACCTGTTTTTGGTTTTATTCTTTTTGAAAAATGAAGAAATTCAGTTTCTCCACCCTCCTCTACATCATTTAAATAAACAGAAAAAACAAAAGCTCTATTTGAATAACTGTGTCCTTTTCCATGCTCTATATGCCAGACATGATATCCTTCAGTTGGTAGAGTTTTTTGAAGTTTTAAACATGTAAAATGAAAAGGAATTCCATAAGCATCATTTGCACCAGTATTTTCAATGTAGTGTTTAAAAGCCATATCAAAATTAAATATCATAGGTTTTAATTCTTCCCACCAAACATCTATGTTATTATAAAATCCAAAAAATTGTTGATCTTGTTTTTTTAATATAGACGATTTTTCTGCACTAATTCTATTGATTGTGTTATTAAATTTATTTTGATCTTCGTACAATTTAATGGCTTTATCACATTCTTCTTTAGTAATGTAGTTATCATACACCCCTATAAAATTACTTATGTTAACTGTTTTTTCATCCATTTATTTATCTCCTTTTAGTTTAAAAAAATTCCAACAGAAATACGCCAATAAGGCAAATTTACTTTTACAGGCATAGCATCGTGTAAATTGTTTCCAGGGAATAAAACAAAATTACCTGGTTTAAATTTAATTTTTTTATCTTCAATTTGTAATTCTCCTCCCCAACTATCTTCCCAGTCGGGTGTTAAAAAACCAACTATAACATGTTTAAATTTTCTGTGATCATGAAAATGAAATTTATTTGAATTTTGTTGTGCATTTAAAACAATGGATTTTATAGAATAACTTCCTAAATCAAAATTTTTTTCTTTTCTAAGATGACTATTAATTGAGGACACAATCCCTGAAAAATAACCAAACCAATAAGGTTGATAAATACTATCTTCAAATGAAACTCTGAACGTTGGATACAGATTACTAAACGTTTCATCTCCAAAAGATGAATCAATAGACCAATTATTACTTAATAATTGTTTATAAGCATTTTTAACTTCAAATCCATTTAAAACATTTTCTATTTCGTAAATTTTATTTGAGCTCATTTATCTATCCCCTTTTAGTTTAAAAATATTTGAATTGTTTTTCTAGGTACTAAAGGTTTCATAACAGGTGTTACTTTATGTTCAAATGGAACTTTAACTATAACTATTGAGTTACCAACTATAGGTATAAACCCAGCGGAATTAGTATCTTTAAATAAAAACTCTCCTCCAAATTTAGTATTCCATCTTCTATTTATATAATAAGTTACCCCATAAAAATGTCCCTCATCACTATGCCAATTAACGCCAGTTCCATCTTTCATTGAATGAAGTTTAAATCTAAAGTTTGTAAATTTAATTTTATGAAACGGGTTATTTTCTAATAATATTTTAATTTTTTGAAGAGGTTTATATTTTGTATCTAAGGTTGTATTTTCAACATAATTTTTATATCCGTAATGTAACGCTTGGTGCCATTTTTTTTTGGTAGATTCTAGTTTTATTAAGTTACTTTTAAATACATCATAATGTAATTTTTTATAAGTAGAATAATCTAAAAAATCTTGGATATAATAAAGTTTATCGGGTATTGAATATATTAATTTCATTGTTGTAAAAAACAGTTAATTGAATATCTCGTGCCTTTAGTAATTGGTTCTGTGCCATGAATCCAAATAGGTTCAGCTGGAAATAACATAGCGTCTCCAGTTTTAAATATTTCTTTTATTCTTCCATCAAAAAATCTAAACTCACCACCTTTATAGTCTTCGTTTAAATTTAATGTACAAGAAGCTCTTGTATATTGTCCAACATCTGTATGGTCTTTAATAGATTGATTTTTTTTATATTTTAAAATTCTAATATTATTGCTAGATTTAATTAATGAATCACTAAAAGTATAAGATATTTTTTTAAATTTAATATGAAGTACATAATTGGCTATCATTATGGATATGTATTTTCTAGCTTCATTTAAAGCATATAAAATATCTTCGTTTGGATTTTCTATTCTAGACAGATTTAAACATTTAAAATTATCTTCTTCATGTTTTTTAGTTTTATATTTATAACTACTTTCTGTTGAAGTTAATTCAGGGTATTTTTCAAATATTTTTATAATCTTTTGACACACCTTCTTAGGAACTAAACCATTGATTCTATACTTTAAATCTGATATTTTATGGTCATAAGACATGTTTTTTGTTTCTTTCATTATTTCAATAATACTATATAAAGTTTATTAGAGAATTTCAATAGGTTTTTATATGTTACAAAAATTAGGCTTTGCCCCAGGATTTAACAAACAAGTTACCGAAACAGGCGCTGAGGGTCAGTGGTTTGATGGAGATAACGTACGTTTTAGATATGGTTCTCCTGAGAAAATTGGTGGTTGGGAACAATTAGGTACAGGGAAATTAACCGGTGCCGCAAGAGCTATACACAACTGGGATAATAATGTAGGTATAAAATATTCTGCAATTGGCACAAATAGAATTCTTTATGTTTTTTCAGATGGTCTTTACTATGACATTCATCCGATAAGAACCACAATTACTGGCGCAAATTTTACAAGTACATCAGGGTCCCCAACAGTCACAATAACTGTTTCTTCTAACCATGGTTTGCTAGATAATGATATAGTATTATTTGATGCTGTTTCTGGTTTATCTGGGTCTACTTTTACAAACGCCACATTTGAAGACGAAAAATTCATGGTGACTTCTGTACCAAGTAGCACAACTTTTACAATTACAATGGCCACTAACGAAGCCGGCACACCTGTAACCAATGCGGGATCTGCATCAATTCTTTGTTACTTTAACGTAGGACCTGCTACACAAGAATCAGGTTTTGGTTGGAGTTCGGGTTTATTTGGCGGTGTAGTAAACGGAGAAGCAACTAGTACTCTTGCTACTGCATTAACAGATACAACTACAACTAACGTTGTTCTTGCTAGTTCAAACTCGTTTCCGGCATCGGGGACCATAAGAATAGGTACAGAAGATATATCTTACACAGCTAACAACACAGGGACAAATACTTTAAGCGGTGGGGCAAGAGGTGCAAACAGTACAACAAAAGCAACACATACTCAAAATTCTGTTATTACAAATATTACAGATTACAACGGATGGGGTGAAGCTTCATCGACTACACAGTTTACACTTAACCCTGGTTTATGGGTTCTTGATAATTTTGGTACAAAGTTAATTGCTCTTATATACAATGGAGAATGTTTTGAATGGGATGCTACACCTCCTAATGCATTAAATACTCGGGCAACAATTATATCTGGAGCACCAACAGCATCGCGTCACATGATAGTATCAACTCCAGACAGACATTTAGTTTTCTTTGGAACTGAAACAACTATCGGGGATAAATCTACACAAGACGATATGTTTATAAGATTCTCTGACCAAGAAAATATTAATGAGTACACCATAAGGGCAGAAAATACTGCAGGATCTCAAAGGCTTGCTGCAGGATCTAAGATTATGTCTGCTATCAAAGGTAGGGATGCTCTTTATGTATGGACCGATACAGCAATATTTTTAATGCAATTTGTAGGCCAACCTTTTACTTTTGCATTTCAACAAGCAGGGACTAACTGTGGATTAATTGGTAAAAATGCTTGCATTGAAGTTGATGGCTCAGCTTATTGGATGTCAGACAACGGTTTTTTTAACTATGATGGTCAATTAAGATCCATGCCTTGTTTAGTGGAAGATTTTGTTTACTCGGTAGATCCCGGACTTGGTGTTAATTTAGTAGCAAGGGATTTAATTAATGCAGGTATCAATAATCTTTTTGGAGAGATAAATTGGTTTTACTGTTCAGCTAATGCTACTTCGGTTGATAGAGTGGTTAGCTATAATTATGTAGATTCTACAAATGAAAGACCTATTTGGACAACAGGGTCTTTAAATAGATCTGCTTGGGTGGATTCTGCTGTATACGAAAAACCTCATGCAACACTTTATAATGCCGATGATGATGCCTCTTACGATGTCACTGGAAACGTAGACGGAAGTAGTATATACTATCAACACGAAACAGGGACCGATCAAGTTAATGCCGGCAATGTAATTACTGCTGTTAATGCTAATATTCTTTCTGGTGATTTTGATATTACCCAGAAAAGAAGTAATACAGGTCAAGCGGTAGGGACCCCTGATCTTAGAGGCGATGGTGAATATATGATGAGAATAAGTAGATTTATACCAGATTTTATAGAACAAACAGGTGACACTGAAATTAGTTTTACAACAAGAAACTACCCTAATACCACTGCAACGACTACAAATTTTACATCAACAGAAACTACAAATTTTAAAAGTACTAGACTTAGGGCTAGATCAATTGCATTAAAAGTATCTAATACAGGTACTGGAAAAAATTGGAAACTCGGTACATTTAGATTAGACATTGCACCAGGAGGAATGAGATAATGGCTACAGATGCAGAGATAAGAGAACGTTTTAAATATATACCTAAACAAGAATATTTAAAGGATCCATTTATCCTACCTGTTGAAGAAGAAATTATACCTGATTCAGGTGTTGTAAATACTAATGCTTTTGTAAACTCTGGTGGTGATAATAATGATGGTGATGATGATGAAAACATAATAAAAAAATATACTGGTCCTTATACGCCCCCCAAAGATGCAGCAAAACAATTGGGCAAGATGTTTTTGATGGGTGGCCCACAGGCATATATAATGCAAAAATTAATATCAAAAGGAATTGGAGCTTTTAAAGATTATAGAAATAAAAACAAAGTAGAAAAATACACAGGTCAAGAAATGTCTAATTATAGAGATGATAGACCATCATCTGAAAAAAATTATACTGGTGGGGATACTAATTCAAATCCAAGTACACCTGGTGCCCAAGATAGTTTTTCAAACAAAAGTGGTATGGGTAGAACTGGATACTTCTTTGGTGGTAGAGTAAACTATAAAGCTGGTGGAAGAACAGGATATTTTCTTGGAGGAAATATTGAAGGAGGCTACTCTGAATCACAAAAAGACTCTGGTGGAAAACAAACTACAACTAGTTATAATGGTGGTAATAATGATGGCGCAAGTGATAACCCACCGGTAAGTAATTATGACTACAGTAAACTTGTAGACCAATATAAAGAAGAACCAGATTACACACTTGGGAATATAGAATTAAATAAAAATTTAACTAATAACACAAGACTTAACACTATTTTAAATTTACAGAAAACTGTTGAAGATAAAGAATTAGCGGGTCAACTAGAATTAGATAAAAGACTTGGACCAGTTGACACAAGATTGACTTATGGTACAGATAAAAAACCAAAACTTAGTGCTAGCTATATGAATTATAGCCCTACTCTTGGAGGTATATATGCTAATGCCGATAGTTCAGATGGGTTGGGTGTAAACTATGCATACAATAATATTGGTGCAAACGCTAATTTTAATAACAGTGGAAAATTTGAAAGAGCAGGTATTACTTATGATAACAATGGTGTAGCTTTAGGTCTTGATACTGAAGATGGATTAAACGCTAGTTACAGTAGAGATATTCTTGATGGTAGAGGACAAATTAAAGCCGGTGGTACATATGGTACAGATGGAATATACAATGCAACAGGAGAGATTAGTTTTCCTTTTAAAAACGGAGGCCTAGCGGGTTTATTATAATGGCTAAACTTGTACAATCATTAACTAGAGCGGGTAAGGAATACACACAGGTTAATCTACAGTCATTGGTTAGGGACCTGGATAGTGTTATAATAAAATTAAACAGTACGTTTCAAGAAGAAGTAAAACAGGAGATAGAAGCTAAGAGTTTCTTTTTAGAATAATGGCAGTAGTAAACCAATATAAATTTAAGGGAATAGATAACGATACAACTGGAAATGCTTTGGTTCCATTGGGAGCGGGTAATCCTTTAGTTAATGAGACTATAATTATTAAATCATTACTTGTCACATCGGCATCTACACCTACAGTAACTGTTACAAACAATGGTATTACAGCCATTAAATCAGCAGCACTTACCGCTAATGTCACAACAGAATTATTAACACAGCCATTGATAATAGAAGGCGGGTCTGTTTTTACAGTACAGTCAAGTAACACAGGTTCATTTGACATAGCTATCAGCTACTTAAACATTAAAAAGGAGAAGATAGACTAATGAAAGTATATGACGCTAAAGTAGAAGAAACTTACAGACACCTTGAGACAGGTGAGGTTTTTAAAGAGAGAAAAGACTGGGTAGCTAAGGGTTATAAGCCAGAAGAGATGGCACAGGACGTGAAAGTTATCATGCCGGCTCTTGATTTGTTTAGTAAAACAAAGTAAAACGGATAGACTAAGGATAAATTTATGGCAATTTCAAGAATGCAACAACCAAGACAGATGTACAATCAGGGTATGATGGTTCATGACCCTAGACAAGCCTATGGTTTAGGTGGTTTTATTAAGAAAGCTGTTCGTGGTGTTAAGAAAATTGCTAAAAGTCCACTAGGTAAGATGGCTTTATTAGGTGGTCTTGGTATGTATGCTGGGGGCTTAGGTCCTTTCTCAGGTATGAGAGGTGCAGGATTTGCAAAAGGTCTTGGTGGAGGTTTAAAAACTTTTGGGCAAAATTTTATGGGTGGTAATACCGGTATGGGTGGTAAATTATCTCAATTATTTAGAACACAAGAAGGCGAGAACAAAGGTAAATTTAGTATGGGTAAATTAGCACTAGGTGGTTTAGGTGCAGCAAGTATTGCACTTCCTTTTATGGGTGGCGGCGGAGATGACGAAGAATCAGGTTCTGATCCTATGGATCCGGCAGCAGTTACACAAAGAGCAAGAAATTATTACAGCGGGG